TCTGAGATCAGGTATGGTGGAATAATATGAATCTACATTCTCATCAAAATAACAGAGTTTAGGTTCTGTTTTATTGAACACTGATTTAGTACCCACAAAAAATCTACCTGTAAGAGGGTGCTTACCACATACAACTGATGGTGCTCCATCCCATTTGGTTTGCATTAAAGAACCAGAAGCTTTCTTACCAATCATCTTCCTTAGTTCTTTTAGAAAAGACACAGCAGCATGACAACCCTCAACTCCATAGTTGAGCATCTCATCTTCTAGATGTTCTAGATGTTTTAGTTGTGTTATATTAGCCATTATCTTTTAAAGTAATCTCCGTTGCTGTGTGTAGGATAAATTTCACCACCAGATTTAGATCTAATATTAAATTTAAAATCATACTCTTTAGTTTGAAAATTAATATCAATTCTTTTACCTGCTCCACCTGCTCCACCATAATCAATACCAATAGTATCACTTGTTAATGTACTAGCACTTTTCATATATGACTTAGTGACTTCATATACATGTAGATCTGTTCCAGTATAATGCACCATCCAATACCCATATCCTACTCCACTAGCACATAGATCTTCAAGATCTTTTTTTGCCTGTCCTTCTATTTGATGTGAAGTTCTATGGTCTGCTACTGTGGGTGTCTTACTTTCTTTATCATACTTAGAGAATACATCTAAGAATTTTCCATGATCTATATTAAACATATCCAAATACCTTTGTCCTTCTTCTGGAATCTCACCAGATTCTAGTTTTGATTTGGGAAATAATCTCAACCCCTCTGCATTTTCACTTTTAGGACCTCTAACACCAATGTTAAAGAATGAAAGAGTATCTCCAAATTTAACTGACAAATATATTGATTCATTACCTCCACCCTTGCCTGGTTTACCAATCTTTAAAGTGATATCTGTTAGAGTTGATCCAATATCTTTTTTGTCTTTACCACCTGCTGAAATATAAAATGCACCACTTCCTCTTTGTTGAATAGGTCGAGGTGAGTTCTTACCACCCACATGTTCTGCAGATTTAAAACATTTACCTGCTCTCGATTTACATATTGCTTTTAATATTTTTTCTACATGGTTAGGATAAGGTCCTCCTCCATCAGCATAAGCATAGAAACTTTTTGCAAGATCTTGTTCATACTTCTCACCCATATTAACTTTCTTTCCACCTGCTCCCCTACCACCAAAGTGGTCAGTCTTTTTTAAATCTTTAAATACCCAATCATATGTAAAGTTACTATCCCAATCTTTCATAGATCCCCAGAGTTCTATCTGTGCCTTACCCCTTAGACCACCTGAGTTTGCTAATGTATCCAAGTCTGTCAGTAGAGCATTAGCCCACTTGTCTTGTTTAAGTTGATCTTTAGTATACTTCTGTTCAGTGCCATCCTTAAAATAGATAGTAACTTCAAAAATTTCTAGGAACCCATTGTCATCATCAAGCTCAAAAATACCCCCATCCACAATCCTTTTTACAAAGGTTTCTGGACGGTTATCATATCTCTTTCCTTGACGATAAAAATCTGATAAGTTCATAGAACTATTTAGAACTGCTTCCAGTATCTAGGAGGTAGCATACCTGATTCTGTATCGGTTCTATGTTTTAGAGTTAGAACGATGTCACCAGCGAGACTAATTCTTCTATGTTCTCTGGGTTCTGGAGAAGTATAATGTTCAAGAGAACCAGGAAACATAACAAGATGCTCAGGTTGTGGTGTGATAGCATACCCATCACCATTGTTATATCTATTTTCTTTAATAAGTTTAAACGCATCTCCGAACCACTCGTTAGGATTTCTTTTTGTTAAAATTATTGGATCGCCAGGTGTCTGTATATAGTACACCCATGATATATGTGAGCAAGAATGATAATGAATAGGAAAGTGTTGACCAGGATCACATATAGTAAACCATGTCTTTGCAAAGTTAATTTCAAATGTACTTTTATCTATTGCAAAGTGGTCTATGTACTCCCTAACACATCCTTTCACAGCTCTAAAAAAATGGTCTAGTCTCTTGTCTTGATGAACAAGAACTTTACCATTCAATTCCCCTGTAATTTTACCTGATGTGTTATCAAACTTGGCATCCTCAAAACTTTTATAAAGTGAGGGTAAGAAACCACCTAGTTTCTTTTCATATATGATAGTGGGGAATGCTTGATGAAATTTAGAGGTCGTCTGCTGCACGGTTTTCTGAATCAGAGATGTCAAACTTACCGCCAGGATATCTTTTCTCTAGTTTTTTGACATTTCTTTTTATGACTTCATCAAAAGATATGTCTAATGCTATGCAAGCGTTTGCTACGTACCACATAACATCACCCAACTCAATAATAAGATGTTCTCTATTGTCGTCGTTCCAAGGCTTACCTTGGAAAACCATCTTCTTGACGATCTCCATAAACTCACCACCTTCAGCACTAAGACCAACGGCAGCAGTAAGAAGCCGCTGAATATTGGCACCCTCTCTGTCAAGGTTATCAAGACTTTCAGTAAAAGATTGATAATCCTTACTGGGATCGGATGTGACACCATCCACGAATATAGCATACTTATCAAAGTCAACGGACTTAGTTTCTGGAATTTCTGGTTTGAGTGGTTCTTCTGAAAATTCTTTTTTGATTTTATCGAAGACATCTGATATGTTGAACATTAGAATTTAATCTCTGCGAATTTGTTTTTAAATTTATCTTCAGGGCTATTATACTCTTCTTCTTGGCCACTGTCAACCAAATCGTTTTGTGCGACTTGTTCTACATCATATAATCTCATCTTTGCACGATCTATACCGATTATAAATCTCTTGTATATTGTAGGATCATTGTATCTATTCTTTAACTGTTTGACCATGATCTGATTCAAACCCTCCAACTCCTCCGTAGATATAAGAGCGAACATAAGATCAGCAGTTGCAGGGAGGCCAAATGACTCAGAGGTATCGGTAAGATCAACATCAGAACTAGCGAAACCACTACGAGTAGTTTGAGTTGCGGAAACAATCGGAAGGTTCGCTTCGACGGCGAGACCTCGAAGTTCCTCTGCAATCGCCTTGATATACGAGTAAGAATTGACATTACTATTAGCCCTGTATCTACTGGATGCACATATGTTTAGATAGTCTACAAATATGATATCTGGTCGGAATGATTTCTTCAATGCAAGTTCGTTGAGTAAAGCCTTGAAGTGACCTGAGTGTGCAGATGCAGTAGGATATTCTTTTATAATTAAAGTTCCCTGTGTTTTCTTCATAAGGCTATTGACCTTACTATCAAACATCATTTTAGGGAGTTCACTTATCTCTTGGATAGGAATATTTAGGAGGTTTGCGTCAATTCGTTCAGCAATTTTCTCTTCTGCCATCTCCATTGTAATATAGAGTACGTTCCTCCCTTGGAGCAACACGGAGCTAGCGAGATGGCACATGAATAAAGACTTCCCGACACCTGTACCAGCAAGCGTGACATTAAGAGTCTTGTTAGGTAAACCACCTTTCGTGATTTTGTTAAAGTATTCGAGATCAAATGGTATTTTCTCCTCCTTTTGGTGATATAATCTAAATCTTTCTTCGTAGTCTTGGAGATAGTCATGTCCTATGTGATTATCAAATGAAACAGCAAGGGCGTCTGATAGTATATTTGGTATGGCATCACGATTTTTCTTCTCATCTTGATCGTCTGCAATCTTAATAGACTTCATTAACGCAAGATATATCGCACGATCTTTACACCACTTCTCAGTGGTGTCTACCAACCAATCAAAATTAACAACCTGTCTATCTAGGGAAGAAACAATCTCTACTATTTCTTTGAACTGTGATTCATTGATATCTGATCTCTTTTCTATGTCTATAGTTAACACTTCTTGTGAGGCTGGTTTATCATACTTGACAATAAACTTTGCAATCTCTTCAAATATAATTTTCTCTTGACTATTCTCAAAATAATCTGGTTGGATAAAGGGTATAACCTTACGGATATACTCTTCATCGTAAATCAAATTGCGTAAAATGGTTGTTTCAACTCTATCCATAACTAAATTGTTTTTGTGCAATTTCATCCAAAGCTTGCATCACTTCATCAGTGAAATAAGTCTCTGGATCAGCAAGAATTTGTTTTGCATATATCTTCTTGCCGTTCATTTCATAACGACCAGCCACATTCTTCCATAGACCACCAAGTTCTCCTAATTCTAGAAGACCATAGTATCTATCAAGACCTCTTTCATCATAGTAGAGTCTTATCTCTACCTGTTGATTCTCTTTACTTAAACGTGATTTAGCAGTCTTAGCCTTGATAATGTTTCCGATGATGTCTTTTCCATCTTTCTCTTTCTTTTTGCTGAGATATACGATTGTACTTGCAGCGTACTTGAGTCCACTACCTCCTCCCATTTCTTTAGTTGGAACATAAGCTCCGATGACATCGTATGTGTGATTTGTGACAATAAGTGGGACATTCGCTTGACCTAATTTAAGTGTTAACATTCTAAACGCACCTTTGACAAGTTGAGATTTAGTCATATCTCTGACTTGTTTATCATCGAGTGCATCTCTGATTTCTTTTTCTGTAGAAAGCATACCTAATGAGTCTAACACAAACATACAAGGTTTGCGATCCTCTTCAGATGTCTTTAGATATATATCAACTGCACGTAGAGCTTTACTTCTAAACTCCTCTATGGTAACGACATTGACAACAACAAGTCGCTCTTGATCAATTCCACGAGATGCAAGTAATCCCTTGGTGATTGCAGCTTCAGTATCAAAATAGAGGCAATACCCATCAGGGTTAGTGTCCAAAAAGTTCTTGACAACAGCAAGGGCAAAGTAAGTCTTTCCAGTAGAGCTTTCACCAGCGATGGCAGTAATCTTATTACTAGAAACACCACCATAAATGGAACCGCTAACCACTGCATTAAAGATGTATGATCCTGTGTCGATGAATCGTTCGTTTTCGTCGATTTCGGAGGCAATTTGGGTGTAGTCATCACCTATCTCTTTTACTATTTCTTTTAAAAAATCCATACTATGCTACAATGTCGAATACTTCTCGAAGAACTTTCTTATGTGGATATCCTTCTTCAATCAAGAATTTAGTTAATCTTAACTTTCTATGCAACTCATTTCTAAATTGCCTTTTCATTGCATCTGGATGATTAGATTCATTCAACGCATCCATCAACTCTTTCAATTCTTCATTGTTGATTGGTAAATCCATAATAAAAGTTTAAGTACACACATTATAACATCATATTCTATTTTTGGCAATCAAGAAAAGAAACTATCTAAAGTAATTTTCTTCTCATCCGACCAACCAATTGCATTTAGAACAGCCTTCATCGGGTCAAGGAATGCTTTATCAAACTGAGTATCATAGTCAATAAACTTTTCAAGAT